CCGACTGCGCTCGGCATTGGTGATGGGTCGATCCGGGATCTTGGAGTCCAACGGCAGGGTGTTGCGCAGGTAGTTCTTAAGCGCGGCGATGTGACCGAACAGGTTGCCTCGGCCATGGATGTCCTTGTCTGGTAGCCAATCGACAAGGTGTCCAATCTCGTGCCAGATCACCTTCATGGCGATCTCTGGATTCTGGCGCTTGGCCTTCTCCAGAGCTTGTTCCATCAGGATCTTGAGATGGTCCTTGTAGGCTGCTCGGAATTCCGCATCGGTCTTGGACGTGGCTCTGGCGTACTCCATCGCCCGGTCTCGAATCTCTGCCTTGTGTGCATCCGTAAGGAGTTCGGCGGTCGACGCCAGCATCTCAATGGATGCGTCCTTGCCTTGCGCTTTGAACACTCCAAACGCCCGACCCCGCAATGCCCCAATCTTCTCGACCACCTTAGGGTATTTGCCGCCCAGCAAGTTCTTGGCGAATTCCACCGCTTCCGGCATCTCAGCAGGGAACACACTGAATTGACTGGTCGCCCCGGGCTTTGGCCCTTCACCGATCGGCCCGCCCGGATACGCTCTCGGTGGGGCTGCATGGCTTCGGCTAGGACCAAAGCCCGGAGAGAACAGCTCGGTCTTGTCCTCGGCAAACAGAGGTTGCTGCCCCAAGTCCCCGCGGGTGCCCTCAAAGGGTGCCGCTTGCCGTCTGGCCATCTCTTCTTGCTGCGCCCGACGGGCCTCCTGAGCGGCAATGGATTCCTCGCGGGCTCGCTGTTCCTCTATGCTCTCAGGCTTATCAAAGAATCCGGATTGACCGATATCTTCCGCCCGAAGGAAATCGGGATTTGCTTTGCTGACGTGGGAACCTGCGTCGATGTGGACGGCGCCAGCGTCCTCTGGGCCAAAGCGTTGGATCCCAAACTTGGGGCCGTCCTTAACGGTGACGGAGACCGTGTATCCATCCTGGTCAATTTCCAGATCCTGAACTGTGAACTTGTGCCCTTGGACCGTGAATTCATCCCCTCGAATGAGTGAGTCGATCGGCAATGGCTGCACGTTGGCAGCTTCGGCCTTGGGTCGTTCTCCATTCAGAACCTTCTTCTGAAACTGGATGGCCTGCTTGGACTCGTCCTCGATGGAACGCTCGTCCCGGTAATACGACTTGCGCCATTCCTTGCGCTGCTTGGCGGCATCCTCAAGGGCGTTCTTGAACTGATCCAGTGTGGCGTCCTTGAATCGTTCACCCATGGTGCTGCTGCGCACCAACGCATCGAGAGCCTGGTCGGCGCCTACTCCGCCGCGGCGAAAGTATTGGCGAATGACTCCCGGTGGTTTCCAGCCTGGGGCCAACTCCTCGAGTAGCTTGGGGTCAAACTTGCCGACTTGCGCCTCAATCTCATCGAGGATGTCGGGTGGTCGTTCTGCGTCAGCACGTGCGTACTTCGGCTGCTTTCGCCCGGTCGCCCCTTGGTTAGACTGACCGGGCTCCTGTGCGGGGCGTTCCTCACGCTCCGCCGGCATTTCAGAGCCTATTCGCTCATTGGAGCCGGTGATAGTTCCCTCGACAGGAGCCCTAGTCGGTGGCGTTGGTACAATGGATGGCTCGCTTTGTCGAGCCTCCACCGGTGGTTGAGTTAGCAGCCTTTCTTGCCCTTGCCCTTGCGTTTCATTCTGAAGGTCACCCCCTTTCGGTTGAGTGCTTTGAAGCGACTCTGACGGTGCTTGTTGCGGAAGATCTCTTGCGATCGGCTGATCAGGCTCAACAACGGCTTCGCCGCGAGCCTGGGCGGCGGCACGGTTGATCCACGGCGCCTGTTCGGGATCGACTGTGTACGGCTTGGGTGCTTCTGGGGACGGCGTTATAATGGGTTGGCGCCACAGGTCCCCGCCTTGGATTGGTGCTTTGTCGATTTGGTTCGCCAGTTCGACCGCCATGGACGTCTGCGGGACCGGGTCCAATGCATGTTTGGCGGATCCAGCCGCCATCACAACGCTGGCCAATGTGCCAAGACCAGATTCAACGCCTTGCTGCACGTCTCCAGCCTTGGCGGCCTCGATGGTAGAGCGGACGCCCTGGGGAACATGGGATGCCATGTCTCCCGCAAAGTAGGCGCTGGTCAGGGCCCGGATGGGAGCCGCTGGGCTGCCGCCGGCCATCAACAGCAACGGATTGGCGAGGCCTTCCACGAGGCCGGATCCAGCGTTGACCGCACCCGCTGCAATCTGCTTGGGAATGGTGTCCTGCTTGGCAATGCGAGGAATGGAAACGGACGACTTTGCGTCCATTAGACCGCGGGGTGCCAGACCTTCGATCTGCTGAGCTTTCTGCTCTTCGGTGTATCCGATCAGCGGCGACAGTGCCTCGCGGATGCGCTTGCGCTGCATCGCGGCGATGTCCATTTGGCTGGCTGCTCGAAGTTCTGTGCCGTACTGAGGCTTCACAGATGGGTCTACGCCCACCACTTCAAAGCCCATCTCGTCAACATTGGGTGTGGAAGTGGCAAATTCGAACCCAAGTTTGTCCGCCTTGGGTTCGTCAATGACTTCGAATCCGAGCGCATCCTTCATTTGTATCCTGCCTTCTTCGCTTCCTCTACTCGGTCAGCTGGAACATTGACTCTGCGTCCATCCGGATTGGTCATGACAACGGTGGCCGATTTACCATCGGTCTTCGTAGCGCTGGGTGGCGTGTTGGATTGGCCATTTGATTCCATCCAAGCTTTGTACTGCGCAGGGGTTCCAGTGAACCCAACCTGATCATTAAGAATTCCAGTGCCGGTCTTGATCTTGGGTTCTTGAGTCTTCACCACCGTCACATTCCCGCGGGGGCCAACAACGGCATGCACTCCCGGGATGGGATTCCCTTCAGCGTCTTCAATGGCCATTGCCTTGGTGTTGGCGATGCGTTTCGGGTTGGTTCCGCTCGGCAACGCCTGCTTGCCCATCATGAAGAAACGAGCACCGGTCTCGGGGTCCTCCGAGAATTCTGGCTTCATCGTCTGCTCATCCTGCTTTGGCATGTAATGGAACAGCGCCTGTATCGCCGGGTGCATCAAGGCGATTGGATTCTGCTCGGCTGCATACTTGAAGTTGCCCTGTGGCCCCTCGTATCGCGAGAGAGAGTCTGGGGAAAGGGCCTGCGGAGGACCTTGCGCCCAATCACGCGCAAACATTTGAACGGCACCCTTGAGCGCCTCGTCATCAGCACGTCGCTGGTCTTCGTTCCTTCCTGACCGTTCAAACTGCTTGAGATTGAGACCTAGATATTGATCAGCCCGGGTGTTGTTGGCGGATTGGTTCGCCATCTGTGACTGCTGGAGCTGGCGTTGCATCTGGTCTTGCTCCATTTGCCGCTTGGCAGCTTGGGCGGCGGACTCGGCTTCCAGATCCTTCAACCCCATGGCGTTGAACTCATCCTTCCGATCCGGATTGTACAGGGCCATGACCTTTCGAAGAGAAGCACTTTTCTGGCTGTCTTCCTTGGTCTTCTGGGCGAAGTTTCGAATGTTCTGCCCAAACTGGGCAATTCCTTGCGCCAGCGGGCTGAAATCATATTGCTGTCCAGGTGCGTACGGCATAGGTCAAATCGTGGTCAGTTCAGATCGGTGGACCATGACGGTCTTCATGTCGTGGAGTCGGATGGCTTCCCAGAAATGCAGGAGCCAGGAGACCGCTTTCATTTCAGCAAGTTCCCAGACTTTACCCTCGCGGTCTTTGTAGCCGATGCGTTTAGGGTTGGTGGCGTTCATACCATTCCTTGTGTGTCTTCCAATTTCCTCTGAAGAGTTCGGGGCGTTCGATGGCCATCCGGTGGGATTCGCGCAGCCCGGGGATGTGCGGCTCGACGTACTTGCTCCAAGTGCCGCATTGCAGATGGGCAAAGGCATTCAGTTGCTGTTCGTTGAAATGCTGTCCACCGATGGCGTTGTAGGCAATGGATCCTGTATCTGCGAAGTGAAGTTCGCGCCCGATTGGAAGCCATTGCTGCCTCCATGGTTCAAACAAGGGCGAGAATGGGTTCGGCGGAAGCGTGGCCTTCCACGCGTCAAACGCGTTCCGCGTCGATTCTGGTTTAACCCACAACAGGCACGAGTGAAGGCGTGGCAAATGAATGGCACTGGTGACTGGATTCCGATGCTTTGGCTCAAACATGCCAGCCATGGGCTGATCAAAGCTCCAATCTTCCACACTTTCGTAGAACACCATGTCGGTGTCGCAAAAGACAATGGAGTCACATGGAATCTCCGAGTATTTGGCGATGAACGCATCGTGCGTCTGAATCTTAGATCCATCCCACATACAGCAGCCGGCGTCATCTCCGGATTTCATCACTTCTTCAAGGCACTCCCCAGAGTACCACACATAAACCTGCGAGTTAGGGAATCCAACGCGCAGTGTCTTGAACACCAACGTGCTCATTTCGAACGCGCTTTCGTCGCTCACGTGGGCGCGAATGTAAACACGGGGCTTCACTTCGGATCCCCCTCAATGGTGTGGTGTTCACGCCAGCAAAGAGCCCTCAAAGGGATCGAGATCTGCCTCATCAGTGAATATCCGCCGACTATAAATGCCACCATTCGAACCATGTCGGCTCCGTTGCTGCGAATCACATCCGCCACAGTCCGCTGCCAGCGTTCCTTGGACTTCTCCATTTCCACGGAGTCCTCGTAGTGGCAGGTGATAAGTTGAACTTGAGGCCCAAGTACCACGGAAAATCGCTGGTAAAATGCGGACGAATAAAGATCGTTGGCCCAACGCCCAACCTGGGCGGCTTTGATGGTGGGTTCTTCTCCATCCACCACGTCATCGATCAAGTGGCAATACCGATGCCAGGCATACAGAAAGGCCTTTGCTTCCGGATTGGTTCCGGATGCCAGGTCGATCAGTTCTTCCACGTCGTTCATGCCAGTTGCAAGTCGCATGCTGCCGATGATTTATCGCCGCGCCACGTTTCCCAGTTGGCAAACAGTCCAAACTGACCCGTTGTCACTGCGCCGTGGTCATCGTCTGGCCCAACATGAAACATGCGCCCAACATCCAGCCATCCGAACACTTTGCTCTTGGCATTCAGCGTCCATTGCATTCGGCCGCCTAAGAACACCAGGAGGCTTTCGATGCGCGAATGGCGGTGCATTGGGATCCGCGTGCCCCGCGGGCAGTACCATAATTCCAACTGCCTGTTTCCAGGCATTGGTATGGTCACGCCGTGACAGCCAAAGATGTGCTGAAACTGAATCACAGAGCCGAAAGTCCGCCGGCGACAACGGAGGCGGTTGCGTTCGTCTCGGCAATGTCCGCCGCAGCGCGCCCGTTGTAGTTGGTGTTGAACAAGTCTGCCGAGTAACTGTTGAACGGGTTGAAGTCGGGAGAACCCTTTCCGCCGGCATTCATTTGGCCCGCGCCAAGCAGGTTCTGGGCACCGGCACCGGCTGACGATGGCCGGCCAAGAATTGCCAGGGCAGGGTCGGCTCCCGTGGCGGCATTGATCCCTGCGACCTGTCCGGCGAATCCTTGCCGCTGCTGGCGCAGAGCCTGTCCGCGGTCGCCCATGGCGTAGGCTTCCGTGACGGCATCCGGCATTCCAAAACCAAACCCGTTGGCAGCGGAGCGGGCTCGAACGCTTTGGCTGATGGTATTGGCCAACGACGGATCAAGGCTGGCGCCGGCATCCAGCCCTTGAGTTGCTTCGCGATTCAGCCGTTCGACCAAAACTTGCTGCTGGGGATCGGCGCTTCGAATGGCAGCAACTGCCTGCGGGCCGTATTTCTGCAACGCTTCAACGTCGGCTTGCCGCTGGGAAGCCTGTGTCGAGTTGGCAATCTGCTGAATCCTTGGAGATAACGTCTCCATGGTCTGGAGCAAGCCAGGGGACGTGCCGTTGCCCATCAAGGCTCGATTGACCTGCTGAACCTGCAAATCGGTGTACAGTGGATCAAATTTGGCCCGGTTTGCGTACACGTCTGGAGCCAGGTCGACTTGTGCCTGCAAGCTGTCGCGGCCTTCCTGAGCGAGATTGCGGTCGGGGGGTGCTGAGACGTTCATTTGTCCTTTGCTAAAGCAGATATCTGAAGCCGCGTAATCAGCTTCTTGTTGAGTTGCACGCGTCGACCTTTCCGGTCTGCGATCAATCGAAGCTGCTGCCAGTCGGGGACGCGGGCCTCAAACAATGCAATGATGGTTGCCAAAGCCAAAGGCGACTTGCTGTGCAGCTGATCGAAATAGAAACAATCGCCAGTATCGTCCCAATAACTCCATCGATCATCGATGTCGCCCATGTGCCCTCGCCACCCAATTCCAACCGCCATCACTTCGCCCTTGATTGCAACGATTGCGCACGCTTGCTGAACAATGTGATGCCGAAGCCAATGGCGCATCTTCTGTTCCGGCCAGGACGAAAACACGTCCGGTCGGCTCTCCAAGAGAAACTTGGATACTTCGCTCACCAGTTGATATTCAGGGAGGATCATTATTTGTAGCCGTATCCCTTGATCTTCCAGTTGGCCTCGGTGATGGCGGTACGCACGCCGGTGGATTTATGGGGAAGCTTGATGTTGGTCATGTCGCTGTACCGAACAATTCCAATCACGGTCGCATTCGCGTAGACGGCCGACAGCATGACCTCTTCGTCGCCAGCACCTGGGGATTCCCAACCGGCTCCAATATCCATTTCGTCATCGACTGAATAGCCAATCTCGGCAGATGTGCAGATGAGTACGATCTGGCGTGGCCACGGTGTGGATCCGAGGCCGTGGGTGAATTCCGCCTTGGCGCCCGCTGCTGGAATCGCCGCATAGGCTCCAGAACTGGTGACGTACTTGGACCCGGCGGTTACTGCGGTCACACGGCCGGCGGAGTCCGTCGTCACGCTGGTCGGGTAGGCGTAGGTTCCGGCGGTTCCGGCGGTCTCGCGTCCATAATTGCCCAACAGTTTGAAGTTGGTGCCGTCATAGGCCACCTGCACCAGTGCGCCGCTGGGTAAATCTCCGGACAATGGATCCGATCCGGACACCAGCTTGATCGATTTGGCTCCCAGGCCGTTCACGTTCAGGGTGCATGCGCCTGTGTTCGCGGCGTTGGTCTGAAACACGATGGGCAGTCCCACGATATCAGCCAACCCGAGGCTTTCCCGGACGGTGATGGCGTAGGTGTTGGCCGCACCGGTTGCCACGGCAAAGTTCCAGACCGCAGCCCTGGCATCGTTCAGCATCTGCCAATTCGTGCCGTCGTATGCGACGAGCAGCAATTGGCCGGATTGAATGTCGCCCGCTTGTACATCAGAGCCGTTGAGCTTCTTAATGGATTTGGCTCCCAATCCACTGACATTCAAAGTTGCAGCGCCCGTGTTGGTGAAATTGCTCTTGAGGATCAACCACGTGTTTGCGACCAGCGCCGGGACCGCCGGGGTAGGGGATGCCAAATAGGCGTTGGCGCTTCCGGTGGTCGTGACGGCACAGATCGCCCCCGGTGTGATCTTGAGGTTAGAGACTGCGCCATCCACCAGATCAGCTGTCCCAACGGTTCCGCTTAGGAGCACGCTGGGCAAAGCGCCGGCATTGAGGTCCGCCGTAGTGACGGGCGTACCACTGACGAACGTGTGGCCTCTGGTGACGGTTAAACTGAGTGACATTTGCCGCGTTGCGCGGCCGACGGACTGTTGTGCGGATTCCCGGAAACGAAACTACGGATCGCCGACGATTCTGCAATCTCAAAATCACGCTTGAGCACCATCCCGAGGACTGGCTCCAAACGTTTCGCAAACCACGTCGCGGACTACGATGCGCCCTTGAGTGCCCGTAAATACCAACTGGGTGAATCTGCCGTGCGTCTTGGGTCGGAAGCCGAGATCAATCGTTTGATGCAGCTCGAGTGTGACTCCGTTGGCGCCGGGAAGGATGCCATCGGTTGGTAAGATTACCGCATAGTCTTCGCGATAGGGGTCGTGGAAATCGTCGTTGACGTTGGTATTGATCCAGTCGGCGCGCCCGTATGGTCTTCGGTACTTGGTAGCTGAATAGTTGGCAATGGTCCCAATCGACCTCTCTTCGGACACCCCATCCGCCCGGGCAGTGATGGCGCCCGCCGGCCACCATGTGCTTAGGCGGCATTGAACCTTTCCAAAACGCTTCCTTCCCGGCGCATTGCCGCCGTACCCACGCGTGACCAATTGGGTCTGAACAGAGGTGCTTGTGATGGCGCCGGAAACGTCCCCGGTTTGGTCAAGGTAACCGTCTTCGTACATGACCAAAAATCCATCGACGCTCACAAAGCACAACCGGACCAAGCCAGCAATGGTGAATTTCACCCATTCACGAACCTTGATGCCATTGCCTTGATCGATGCCCGCCCATTTCTGATTGACCGTGTCGTAGACAAGCACCGCATTGTTGACGGTGGATCCGTCGATCGGGACTGCAATGTAGACTCGATTGTCGTGACTGGCCGCGACAGCGCCCGAGGCGTTCTCCCAGTTGATCCGGTCGATCAAGGGTTGGATGTCTCTGGACACCGGCACATCCACGCCCTGCAGCTTATTCTGCTCGGTTTGCTTGATGCTGACAATCCCTCGTCGATGGGCCAGAAACCAAACATCGGATCCGACTTGCACGAAAGAGTTGGGGGCGTTGCAACCGTATTCCGTCGTGATCGCATCCAGGGCGGCGTTGGCGGCTAATTCCGCATTGGTCCCGCCCACGTTGGTGACCACGTATATGGAGGTCTCTTTCGCCGCAATCAGGGTCTGATCGTTGAATCGGTACAGCGCCTTGAGACGATCAGAGGAGCCTTGGTTGATCTTGAAGCTGTTGTAAGCTATGGAACCTTCTAACACGTCGAATACCGTGCCAAAGTCGGAAACGAACACCGTGTCGACGTGTGCGGCGTCCGTGCGTCCATCCACCACAAACAGCCGGTTCTGGAAGTAAATACCCGTGCTGGCCGGTGGGATTGGGATGTTTGCTGGATCGTTGGTTGCCACCGGCAGGGTTTGCCATCCAGCTGACAGGCTGGTGCAGTAGAGTGGGTTCAGATCGGGTCCACGCAACATGACCAACCCATTGTAGGTCTGGATCATGCGAACAGATGACGGAATGGTTTCCCCGGTGGGCAATGCGATCTGCGACGCCAGCACGCCCGGTTTGGCTGCGTACACTCCCCCGTTGGTGGCGATGATCAACCAACTTTCTCCGGAAATGGGATCACTGAAAAGTCCGGCACCGCTGACGTTGGAGTAAGGGAATATCAAACCCGGGTCACTGCCCAAGACATATTTGGAAGCCCAACTGACAATCCGGGTGCCTTGACGCGGTTCCGCCACGCCATTGGTAAACCTGAGATTGATCGCCTCGGAGACTGTGCCGGGTTCCAATTGCCCCGGATCCCGACGCATATCCACGCCCAGGAAGTAAGGATCGCCAGCATCCGCTGGTGCATCGTCTCCTGTGGTGTACTGCCGGTAAAAGGGCATGGCTTAAGTCGGTGGTTGTATCAATGTCACCAAGTTCGCAGGGGAAGCAGGTGGATATTGTCCAACCACGTACTCACCAGGCAGTGGCCAGGATCCGAAAACACTCTTGAGTCGGGCATTGATCATGCCGATGTCGATCCCGGAGATTGTAACCGTACCGGTGCTGTAGAGCTTTCGACCCACGTACTTCCACTGGTGGTAGTGGTTGGCAATCATGTACGCATTCAGCTCCGCTTCTTCGGCTGGGTTGGCCGGCGGAAGTCTGACTGGCTCGTCAGGTGGAGTGTTGCCTCCGGGTGGGATGATCATTTGCGTTCAATGTGGGTTTCACCAGCAACAGTGGATCCGTCCAAAGCGATCCGATTGACAATTCCCTTGGCTTCCAGCCGGTTCCGAATCGCTTCCAAGGTCTTCTGCATTTCTTCAATCGCTTTCTGCTGGGAGTGCGTTTGTTCTTCCAGGCGGATAAGGGATTCACGCGTCTGGGTCAGTTTCGTCTGCAATTCCGAGATGTACGGCACCCCACCAACCCCACCAAAGCCGATCAACCCAAGGATTACGGATAGTTTCCAGTCTTTCTGGGGTTGGGTTTGTGGTGGCATCTTGGGTGGTTGGATTGCGATTGCTGGAGTCATTTCTTGGTCTCTGTCTTGATCCCGGCGCGAAGGGTGGCAAGTCCTATGGATCCAAGAATTCCGATGACTTTCTCATTCACGGGCTTTCCGGTGAAATCACATGTTACCAAGTACAAGGCAGCGGCAGATGCGACTGCGTAGGTGCGCTTTCCCTTTAGGAATTCCAGCAATAGAGAAATATTGTTCATGCAACCGGTTTGATTGGGGTGATTACAGATCGGTGATGTCGATGATTTCGCCATAACTACCAGCTTTCGCGGTGATGGCGGAAGACGAAACTTCGGACGCGAAGCGCAGGCTCAAAACACCGGTAGCGGATAGGGTGATTGTGCCCTCGACGATTGCGTAGTTTCCGGCTGTCAAACTGCTGGCGTTCGCGGATGCTGGTGAATCGTACGCTTGAAGGTTGTTCAGGGTTTCCGTGGTGGCATCAAGACTATATCTGGAAACGTACTGCAAAGCGGATGTGGAAGGACCGTTCAGGCTCCAGCGCGATCCGGTGGTGGTTGCTGCCGAGGTGTAATTGACGAAGAATTTGAACCGGTAGGTTCGACCTGATGTGACGTTGAATGACATCCCGGTCACAGTGGCCATGGTGTTAGCTGACGCGTTGTTGTTGACCACATCAGCCGCGAGCTTAATCCGGCGAACACCAAGATTGTAATTCGCATCCGCCCCCACAGCGACAACGCCCGCTCCAATTACCGTGCCATCCAGACCGTTTGAGGTTCGATCGGTAATCTCACCCGCTTGACCACTGGCCAGATCCGGGTCTAGAAACCAACCAATCCGCTTTACCGTGTTGGACGCATCAAGCAGCCCGGCGCCGGTGGTAGTAGCTACGAACTCAGTGCCAACGTTGGAATTGGCGGCGCCAGCCGTGGTAAAATTTGAAGTAGCCTGGGCAACAATTCGATAGCGTTTGCCTACAGTCAGGGTGCCTGAATTCAAGATTGTAGTTGACCCCCAAACATCAGCCGCACCAACACCGCGGTTGAGCGCGGCAACCTCGGTTGCGCTGAGCGCTCTGTTGGCAACTCGAAAAGACGTGATGGTAGAAGCCCATGGCTGAGACCCAAGGAACACTCCGATATTGTAACGATCCGTCGTGAGACTGTCTCCCCAAGTCGGCGCAGTGCCGTTTAGACCCTCGGCGTACGTGAGGGCAGTTCCGTTCACGTACATTGCCAGATTTGTGCCAGAACGAGTAATCGTCAGATTTACCGGAACACCAGCATAAGAACTCAGCTGAGCGGCCGTGACGTTGGCCACGCGTACATCTCCGCTGGTTGATCCATATCGTAAAAATTGAAGGGTTCCGTCAGTCGCCACATACAATCCGCAACCCAGCACAGCGATGGATCCGTTTGCTGTGGTCATGGTAAAAATGCCCGATTGTGTCGTTGGGTTTACGGAAGGATAGCGAACGCGAACTTGGATTGTGAATGGATCGGTTCCCAATTGCTGAGACAGTCCTCCAATATAGCTGCTTGTTTGAACGCCGTCCCATGAGTACCCGCGATCTTGCTGATCAATTTGAGCTGTTGAAACCGTTGCAACTGGTGGGGCTATTCCAACTTGCTTGGTCCATCGAACCCCATTTCCAACCAAGGCACCGTAATTGTAATTAGGAGTCCGGTCGTAGACGGATGTTCCGGAATTACCAGTCAGATCCAAGTCAACAACCCAGCCAATTCGAGTGAGGGTGTTTGACGCGTCGAGAAGTCCGGAACCAGTTCCAGTGGCAATAAACTCGGTTCCAACACTGTTATTCGCCGCACCGACTGATGTGAAAGAAGATGAGGCCCAGGATGAAATTCGATATCGCCAGCCAATTGTCAGAAGTCCACTGGATTGGTTTGTATTGCTACCCCACATGTCGCTGGGCTTTGGTCCAGATGACAAAGCGGAAACGTCCGCGGCGGATAACTCGCGGTTTGCCACCCTGAACTCGTGAATCAACGAGGGCCAAGGTGCGCCAATGCCTGCCCCAAGATTCCATTTGGTGGTAGGCATTGACGCAGCCCAAGTAGGGGCTGCGCCGGCAGTCGCCGTAGTGTACTCCATTTCACCGCCGTTTAGATAAATCTTTAGCGTGGTGCTGCTCCGGGTAAATGCAAAGTCAACCACCTGACCCATTAAAGGAACATACTTTTCAGGGGGGATCACTGCTACAAATCGGTCGGATTGAGTGCCGGCGTAGAAGATGAAATAGATGTTCTTGTCGCTTGACCAATAGCAGGCAATGCCAGGAAAAGACGATCCGCCAGCGGATGAGCCAAGACTGAACATTGCTGATGTCGCTGCGGGTGGTGTAATCGGGAGCCTGACGCGAGTGTGAATGGTGAATGGATCCGTATTAATAGCGGCCATCGTACCGCTTGCGTATGATCCTGAAATCGCCGTGTCGAACGTGAGTCCAGAATCGGAATCCGGGCGAGACTGCGTAGTCTTCCACCCTGTAGACGTGTCCTGATTTGCAAGCAAGTACAGGAACGTGTTGTCCGAAATGACGCCGGATCCAGCCGTTGCCTTGATTCCAATTTCACCGTCCGCCGAAGGGTTTGTGTATGACGAGTTGAAGAAATTGTGGTTTACCTGAACGTGCTCTGGATTGTAGTTGGCGAATGCGATTGGAGTGCCACCAAGCGAGCTGGCTGCAATTTCCAGTGACGGTTTGTTCTGCCCCGAGAAAGCAAATCGGTTGTTTATGAATCGAACATCATAAGTAGCCCCAACCTTGACAAGATTGTACTGACGAAGTGTGGAAGACCCTGACAAAGTGCTAAAAAATTCCACTGTTGAGAACGCGGAAGACCACCCATGAAACCAGCAGTCTTCGAACGCGATGTTGTTGACCTTTCGTCCAGCGTTCGGGATCTGGCGCGTATCCACATAGACCCCATCACCCAGCGAGAACACCACCTCACACTTTCTAAAGGTAATTCCATTGTGCACGTCTTCAGTGCTAGAGGTTGACGTTTCTTGATTGACAACAGATACGGCTGGCCAGCCTCCTCCGACGTTATTCGTTGCATCGCGCTTCCCGCAAAATCGCACGGATACATTGTCAAAAAGCGACTCTCTAACGCTGGTGTTCAGATAAATTCCAGACCGCTGAAACCTCCAGATGTACACATCCCGAACAACAAAGTAGTCACAATGGTTCAGGTAAATAGCCCCCAAATCAGATATGCGATTGTTCCCCTCAAGGCTTAAGTTGGTGATTAGTGACGGTGCCAGATTGAATTCCGTATCAACTTGGGCGCCTGACAATTCATCAAACGATATCATCCAGCCCGTGGCGCCGGACAAGGCTTTTAGACAGGTGTTCCACGATTGATGACCAGAAAGGGTGACGCCTCGCTTAATGCTGAGATTGGAAATCGTGTTGGTTCCGGACAGCTGAACCTTTCCATAAACAACCGTGTCAATTGCACTTTGAATTGCCAAAGTTGAATCCGCACTTGGGATTCCAATTGCCCCAAACCAAGCGGCTTCCACGTACCCAACAGGATGGATTCTCTTCACTCGACCAACGCCGCTGAGAGGCGCAAACACGGTGCCTAAGTTGGTGGCGGTGGTTGATGTGGCATCGTAAAAAAACTCCCCTCCACCGCCATCATTGATGGCGTTTCTGCCAAGGGTTCTCCAGGTGCCCAGTTTCGATTGAGGGCGGGCCAGCAAAATGTCTAGCGTATCAACCACCTTGGCTGTTTCTTGGCCGTTCAAATGCAAAACAGCCGTCACGGTTACAAAAACCAAAACGATGAGTCGTAGATATCGCATGTCAGGAAATCCGCACATAGCGCCCTGGGTTTCCGGGTAAAATATTGTCGGGCTGCAAGAAATCGATCGCGTCATCCGCGGTGGAATCCGCAGATTTGAAGCGAAACCAACCTTCTGCTCCGTCACCTTCAGCCGTGGCATAAAGCAGGTAAAACATCGCATTGTTTGAATACGTGGTGTTTTCCCTCAAACTCGCTATTCCGGGATATCCATTAAGTCCGGATGCAGATGTCACGATACTCGGCGCCGTGGTAGTTGCATCGTCTCCAGTGACTGCTGTGTAAGCTGAAGATGATGAGTAAATGTCCCCAGTAAATCGATGTGGACGCCGCATCAGCACCAAGAACGGAGAATTGGACGCGTTCGAGGTTCTCGGCTGAATGCCATCCGGAGTCGTGTCGAATGGGATTTCGGCCGCTCCAACATTGATGGTCGGGTCGGTTTGATGCAGTGACACTGCATCCCCGATCGGCGTCTTTCCGCTCTGGGTCCATTCGATCGTTGGAGCAAATTCATTCAAAGCCCCCCAATAGCTGGAACTGGTCGGCAAATTGCCAGTGCTGGCGGTGTGGCACTGGTAATACAGGCCCGTGGTCGAATACTTAACCTGCGAGCCTCTGGCGTAAGCAGTCGTGTTGCTGTATTCGTTGCCGTCGTAGGAGCCTCGGGCAAACGCCCAGTACTGAAGATTGATTGTCCACGCGGTTCCGGATTGAGTGGCTGGCTCGTTTCCAATGGTTCCCTGAATGGCTTGGTAGTAATCGTCGGAACCAATGTGATACACGACATCGCCTGCGCTGTACGTCGTCCCTGAATTGTAGACCGGGGCGTAGCGCCGTTGTTCCGTCAGTTTAAGGTCTGACCAATGGGCGGCTTTCCAGATTTCTTCGAGTGCTTCGCTGATGCAGTCCCGAATGCTGGCGAACTCGGTGCCGTCCAATAAGTCAGGATCCAGTCCGAGCTGACTGGCAACTCGTCGCTGCAAGGTTGAATATGGAACGCGCCTCATGATTTATCGGATCCCAACCGATGAGCGTTGTGATTGAACTCGGCCAATTCTGGAGACTTCCTTGTAAACGGTTTCCTCCAAGATCTGGGCGGCGCCTGCTCTCTCCCCGCGGCGTCGATCGGTTTGACCTTCGCCGGGCAACATCTTCTCGTAAGCCGCCTGGATGATGTAGCGCTCGAACTGCGCTGGAATATCCATGATCCGCCACTTCTCCGAGTTGGTCGCCGGAGACTCACCCGCAGCGGTGTTGCTCACGCATTCGTACCAGTCGCCGTTGTAATAGGCCTGGGAAGCCATTGGCTAGACGTATTGGAACGGACTGGCTTGGATGACAGCATCGGCTGCACCTTGGCGAATGAAGCTGGCCGCGGCCCATTGTTGCTTGGTCCAATAGTCTTGATACCCAGCTGGGTATCGATGGCCAGCGGAGGCTGATGGGGTGCTGCCGTCGAACGTTACCATGATGTCGTTGGTCTGTACCCCAACCAGGACGTGGCTCGTGTTGTTTGGCAGGGTTGCGATAATGGCGCTTGGAAGCACTACGGATGTGGAAATGGTGGCCCTTGCAGTGGCGCCATTGGGGGCAAATCCGGCGGTCTTAAACGTTGCTGCCATAGGTCTTTCTGAATCGGGGGTTGGACGGGGCTGAGTACCCCACTTGAATCTTTGTGCCGGTCTCGGGGACGTGAAACCACTCCCCTCGTTTCTTCAGGAATTCAACGAACTGATCGTCTTGAAATATCTTGTCCCCATGCAGCCGGCGGAAATAACTGACCCAGTACGGATCCATTGCCAAACCGACGGGGCCGATTCCATTCTTGGTTGTGCCGGGCGCAACCGAGTCCCGATACATCTGCGCGATCTTGGCTTGCCTGACTTTCGCCAGCGCCATTTGCGCCGCGTCCTCTCGTTGAAGGGATCGAACGATGGATTGCCGTTGGGACAATGGCAATTGGCTGAGGTCTGCGGTGAAATGCATGGCTTTGAAAGGCCGCCGACCGACTCAACACAATCGATCGACGGCCATTGATTTGGATCAGATCAACTCAGGGGACCCTTGGCTCGGGTCATCATGCTTGTGTCTGTGATGTGGAGAAGGATATGCACTTCGCCAGCGGTGGCTTCGCCGAGCGTCGGGCTGGCGCCGCCGGCGACAGTGAACAGCGCCTTGATGGAGTCGGCAGCCGTGTACGCATACGCGCTATTGGCTGCCTTCTGCGTCACGGGCGTTCCGGCCGATGCAATCTGAGTCTGCGTCAGATGGCGGTTGGTCACGGTTCCGTCGCCGATTTCCACCAAAAGTGAATTGATGGATCCGTCGGAGAACGTGAACGGGGTTGGCAGATAAAGTCCGGAAAACCGAACCGTGCTTCCGGCGGGAAATGTGCCGCTGGTTGGAAGGATTTGCACCGTGCCAGTGGTGCCGGCTCCAAATCCAGTGATATCCGTAGACAATAGCACCACTTTGTGTGTGGCGAACTGGAACTTGTTGTCCGACGGGCTGAGGGGAATGAGTTTCATGATGAAGAGGCTGAAATCTTCGCTTGGGGTTGCGGATTAGCTCGTCGGTTGGTAACGGCCTTCACCCTTGGGGTTGAGGCACTCCAACATGGCAAGGGTTTCGCAAAACGCTTCGTAGCTTCCGCCTTCGTACGGCTTCCGAATCCATGTTGGCTTTCCGCTCTTGCTCTTGGTGGCCTCGCTGCCGGGGCCCCATCGCAATTGCCACATGTTCTGGTGCAGGAAGTATGTGCAATACGCCTTCTCGACCGCGCCGCCATTCAGCGCCACGTTGTACCAACTGATGCCGGGAAGATCGATCGGACCAAAGTCGGACATGTACCGCTCAAAGATGCGGTCGATCGTCTTTCCGTTCTTGCTGTACGTAATACCCGTTGCGACTGCGGTGCCGCCGGGAACCAGCGTGGCCTGCGGGTTGAACAACGGAATGTTGTTGAACGCGCGCTTGGCTTTCTGGCCAGGGAACGCCGTGATTGGATTCTTGCTCTTGGTCACTTGGCCCATGGATTCCAAGATGTCCAAGATGGTGTTCTCGGTGAGGGAAGCGCTGGCCGTAGTGCTGATGGAGGCGGTCGGCGGTCGGAAATCGACCGGCACCGGGTATAGCGATTGCGCCGAGTTGCTGATCCACGAAGCCACGCCACGGGTCTTGTAAGCGGTGGTGGAGCTGCCTTCGACGTGATCCGTGCCTTCAAGAAAAGCGACTTCGATATCGCGGGCCAGCTCTTTGGTGCGTTTCACCATGTCGCGGCCCAGTTCGTCCTCGATGCCGGCGATGTTGGACACATCTTGGTGCAGTCGGGTGACGCTGGAGGTCTTGGTGAAGTACTGGATGAGCGCGATCAGTTTGCCGCGGCCGTCACCGGCGGAGGCAAATCCGCTGACGGGGCGACCGTCAACGTGCGCGTTGAGAACCGGATCTTCGTACTTCTCAGCTTGGTAGTTGTGAAGGACGTTTACCGGCTTGTCCCCGACTGGAAGCCAGTCGAGGAAGGGTGTTTCCATCATCTCGACGTTCGTGATGATGTCTGCCCAATCTTCCTGATTACCGACGATCTGCGAATATTGCAGCATGGTGCTTGGAATTGGCGTTTTGAATCACGCTTGCATCGAGGCTTTAACAGCCGCGCTGGCGTACTTCATAAACCCATCCAACCCTTTCGAACCTCTGAGGTTTGCCCTGGCTTGCTCCAACTCCCCGGGTTTCTCCGGAGGAACAGGGGCCACCCTGGGAACGGACACCGCTGCTGGCGCCTTCGGCAATGGCTTTGCCGCTGATTTGGCTGCTGGCGCTTTCGCACCTTTGGCCATGTCTTGGTATTGCCGCAACCCGAGCGAATAGATTGTGTACTGCTCTAGCCAATCCGGGCGCGATCTCAACGCGGGATACGCTTTGAGAACTTCCTGGATTGTCCCGTGCAACGTGCTGTCTTCATCTTGCAAGTCAGGGACCACCTGAAGTACGCGTTGAATTGCCTGTTGCTCTTGCTGTACGTGATTGATTCGCCGTGGCGCTGACTCCACTGCCGCATTGGCTTTGTCCCGCACTTCTCGCATGTAATCGCGCATCTTCTGCGGCGTCCAAGCCTCGGGATCGCTCCCAAGATTTGCCCCCATGGATCTCAATCTCTGCTCAACCCGTTCGGGGTCGTGCGTGAGATCTTCGATCAGGGTCCGCATGCGCTCGCTGACGGATCTAGCCTGATCTGCAAGCTGATTGATGGCCTGCGGATCGGAAATTCCCTCGTACGGATCCTTCTCACCCTTGGGTGTATCGCGCGTTCCGCCGATTTCAATTTGAGCCTGCAGCTCGCGTTCGCGTTGCTTCAGTTGCTCAACTTGATTTCGGAGTTCCGCTCGTTGCGCCTTGAGTTTCTTTGTCCGTTCAATGGCAGACTTGGGCCATTGTTTGGACTCTGGCTCGGAATCCGTTTCCCGCGCATCGTGCGTTTCTGCCTCTGCGTTGTCCGTTGTCTCGTCGTTCGAATTGGAAAGAGCTGGCTGAGCTTCGTCCGACCCCGTTTCTCCCGCCGGTGATTCTTGAGCGGAAGCTGGTGTCGGATCTGGCGTTGTCGCTTTGGCTGGTTCCGTGGGCTGCCCGGACGACCGGAGCTGCTCGGAGATTCGCTTGGCGATGTCTGCCGTGGTTCGCGGCGTTGAGGCCGGTGGTGCGCTGACATTTGGTGTCGCGGTTGACGCACTGCTCTCCGCGGCTGGCGTCGCGCCAGCGGTAGTTGGATCCATGCTTCAGGCCCGCATGTGGGCAAAAACGGTTCCGAGGTTTCCCAGAGAAGCGCCGGCCACTCGGCCGGCGCCTGGGAATCCGCACAACGAGCACCGTCAGCTCGCGTGTGCGCTTCGCATAAACCACGCGGCCAACCATCGATCAATTGAACTCTGCGTCGCGGTGTACGAATTGAACGTTAGTGAACACTTTCGGTCGTTGTTCACTCGGTTGTGTGAGCCTCTGCATGCAATCGAACCAATTCTTCGCGCAACTCCAACAGAATGCCCATGCGTCCACGGGCTCGATGAACTTCACTGTCTGGGATATTCGGCGCGCAGATGGCGATCTGTTCGATTTGGAGGTTGGTATCCAGAATTCCAAGCAACCCAGTCCAGAGTCGATTGTTCTGGCTGATTCCACGGAGACCGATGATCACATCTGCCCTCGATTGATCTTGTGCCTGCGGATTCATGGCTGGTGTCCTTCCGGAGTGACCCCAATTCGACCAATGGTCTTGTTCTGTTCCTGCTGCACTTGGAATTGGAGCGATTGAACCCACTTGTTGAGCAGTTCACTGAATCGACTCTTGGTCTTGAGAGCCTCTTGGTACGTCGGATTCGCGGCGATGATCTGCTGTCCGTACTGCAACTTGGTTGCTGCGGTCGGATCTTTCTCGGCGTAACGCGCTTCGTTTCCGAGGAACATCTGGGCGATATCAGTTCGGACCGATTCGTACAGTTGCTGACTGGCGGCCTGGCCTGGAAGCATGAGTTCCTTGGCCCAGCGTGGGTTGATGGTGCGCAACTGCAGCTCGACCAATTTGCGGCGGTCAATGGCGCCCGTGGCATCGCTTGGAAGCACTACCTTGGAGACCGCTTCAATCTGCTTTCCGACCAATTCCGGATCCAATTCACGCACGTCAAACTCCAGCTGCACGCGCAAAGCGCCCGGCTTGTCGCGGTATTGTTCAAGCCATCCTTCCGGCGCCGAGGTCGCCTTGCTGAATTCCGCAGACGACATGAAACGCTGAGACAGGGCAACCAGTTGAGCGAAAGCTTGCGTCCACGCCACGAGGAACCCGGACACCATGGAGCTTTGAATCAACTGACTACGCTCCGGTGGAACCTTGTCTGAGCGAATCCCAAAGTAGTTGTCGATTTCGTAATCAATGCGATCGATGGCCACAATGGATTCGTTCAGACCTTGTCCGCTTGGCATGTCCATGAATCGAGGTTCCTTGCCTTGCATTACGGTGTTCTGAACTGCCGGGCCGAATCTAAATTTGGATCCGACCGTCGTCGGATAAACATTGACGGGTGGGAGCACGGTGATGGACGTGCGATCGATCATGGCGTCGAGCAGCGACTTCTTCTCGTTCTGCCGCGTCGTGATGATTTCGGGGATTCCGCGTGAGCTGGTGAATCTCCGGCAGTGGTACTCACGCGCGCCCGCCACGTAGGGATATTCTCCATGTGGGTAGTCGAGCAACTCGTGCTTGGCATACAGTTCGACTCCATTCAGTTGGCAAATGGCAGGATGGATGGTCGTCTTGTAAACGGCGGGGACTCCATCGTCGTCGATACTCTTTCGAACGCAGTGGATGATTTCGATGAAGTCCGTCTTGTTGCCTTGCTCCACGCTCTGGGTGTATTGCACACCGCTGTTGCTGAGGGCTGATCCGGGAATCCCTTCGGGCATTGAGTCGAATGAAATACGGCCCTTGTGCTTGACGGCTTCCTTGATCCAATTCGGATCGTATCCTTCGGTCCGTTCGCGTTCAGACAAAGTGGTTTCTGTCACCCATTCGCGCTGAAACCACACGCGGGAACTTTCCACGTCGGTGGTATCATCTGGCGTGAAGATTTCGTCCCATGGTTTGAGGGCCATGATGGAAGGGCCGTCTTTGGAAACGTAGGGGACTGCGATGGATGTCTGCTGTTTGGTTCGCAACTCCCTCAGAGCACGCCTTAACGTCTTGTCGCTGACCGGCGGAATCTCCACTTCGAAACTCGCTTCGAGGTTCTGACGTGCGTAGGCATCGTAGATAAACTTCAATTGCTGAAGCGCTACGCTCTCGAGTTCGGGTTCGAGCACTGTCTGAGCCAGCGTGCTCAAATCCGGCTGATCCGGCATTGCCTGGCTCAACTGTGCTGCCAGCATCACCAGTTCCTGTAGCGTCACGGTCTGCCTCCGTAACGATAGGCGCTGTTCCCAGGTGGGATGCAGAACAAACCATCCGTAAGTCTGCATGTACTGGGCGGACAACTCTACTTCTCGGGTCAACTGCGAAGTCATCTTCTCGAACACGAAGTACTCGACTAGGCGTGTGCAATACGTGCCGATGTCGTCGTCGGCTGCCTTCTGCTTCGTGGTGGCTCGCCAGAACGCTTCCTTCAGGGTGGCGACCGTTTCGCCGATCAAACGATCGGCTACCATGGGGCGCGTGTCGGATGCGCCTTCCCATGGAAAGGCTTTGATGGATCCGCTGTCGTGTTTGCGGCCGTCGGCGTTCTGTCCGGTCCAGCGACAGAAGCGAATGTCATCGGCGACAACCGGGTAGTTGCGGCGGTTCTTTCCGATTTTGTTCCACTCGTGCTGGAGGGCGGCGATGTCGGGTGTGGTCTCGGCGTGCGAGATTGGGTCTGGCGTGTCCATTGGATTTCGGAGGACACGGGCCGGCGGCGTTTGTGCGGATTCCCGGGTGGTGCTGTACCTCAGCGGCGATTCTCCTGCAACAGCAATTCGATCTGGCGGCGACGGTACTTCGGGCGTTGAAGCCCACCCAGGCGACATTGAATCGATGGATTGGCGACAACAAATCGTGCGAATGTCGCACGGTGCTTTATGTCGAGCATCGACATGGCTGTCTTTGCGCTAACGAGTTCCGGTTCGGTCGGCATTAGTAGGATCCTCCTCCGTTGCTCCCAAAGGTTTGCGGCGCGTAGTACTGGCAACCGTGCTTGGCGGCCATGCGCATGCAGTCAATGGGATCTTTGGTGGCACCATCTTCGCCATCCGCACCCGTCCAGGTGAGGAGCGCAAAGATCAAATTCTTGCAGTCGTTGGTCACAAACATGCGGGGTCCACGTTCAGGCCCGTGGCTCAGCATGTCGTTGATGAAACTGATTCCGATCTCGTCTTTCACTGCGCTGGCGGGTCCCGCTGCGAAGTCCATGCCAGGCACCAAGACGCGGCCGGAGGCGTCTACAGTCGATTCCGCCAACACTTCGAGCAGAGTTTGCTGGCCGTCTTCACCCAATGACTTAATGCCGGCCGGCCGTGGGTCAAGTAACCGCTCGGACACTTCCTCGACGCGTTCACCCCGCATGACGGCGTTGTCCAGATCTGGATGGTTGACCCATCCTTCCGCGCGAAGCACGAGCCGCTTGTAATCGCTGAAGCTTCGTCCGCCGCCGGCTTTCTGGGCGGGACCTTGCCGTCCGTCCGGTTTGTCGCCTGGTACAGCCCATTCACCCACGGTCTGATGGTCTGGCCATTCTCTGTAGAAGAACCAGCGGTTGTTGGCATCAACCAGCAACCAGAGCAAAAACCAATTCCGGCGGCCGTGTGGGTCTCCCAGCAGATACCGCGTGCCGCGTTGAGGAACGCGCTCGGATGAGATGACGTGAATCTTTTTGTCAAACCGCGGGAACACCCGCATGGCGCGCTTGGTTGGCCAACCCCACAGACGCTCCAGGGCAAAGTCCGTGTTGCCGTTCATCGCGCTGGTGATGATCGCCTGACGACCGGTCAGGTACGGATTCATCAGGGTGGGGCATACGATCACATACCGCCCTGCGGCAGATGATTTCAGGACGAAGGGAACATGCCCCGGCTTGCAACCATCGACGTAGTCGCGATTCTCGGGCAGAAGCCACTCCGTAAATTCGTACGTCTCGCGTGGATGCCATGGACTGGGCCAGCGGTAGGTAATATCGCGCACGGGCAATTCTTCCAACACCTCGGCACCGTCGACGTACTCGGCGACTGTCTCGGTAAACCCATTGACCGGCGTGAACGTGGAAATCAGCACGCCATTGGCTTTGTGAACACGGAAGCGTTGGGTTCGTACCAGCTCCACGGGCGGTGGTTCGTCGTTGATGACGAGCTTGGCTTCACCACCTTCGGCGCTCGTCTTGTCTTGTTCCCACCCCTTGTAGGAAAACATGAGGCACTTGCTGCTGTTGGGTAGGACAAACACCATCTCCGAGAATCCCGTGGCAACGCTGTACGAGATCTTTGTCACTCCACCTTGTTTCTTCACTCCTCGCAGGGCAGGGGGCATATATTTGTACATGCTGGGCTGCTGGTAATTGATCGAAGTCTTCTCGTTCTGTGAGAAAGCTCTGGCTTCTGTGCGCGGGCGCTTCATGAGCGTCTCGACAATCAGCTTTCCGCCCATGTCCGTCTTGCCGGATCCGTTTCCACCCAGCATCAGAATATCGTTGGCTTTGTGGGTGACGCCTTGTGGATCGACGTACGTTCCTTCGATCAACTTGCGGAGGATGCGCATGGGTGGCGGCTCCCATCCATTGGACAACGGATCGTGAATCTCGCATTGGATCAAATGCTCGCGCCGATCGTTCCATCCGGAAATGACATCGATGGCGCTCTTGGCTCCGCCGGGATGACGCCCGACGTAATCAAGGATTTCCGCATTGGTCGGCATGTGCTGCGTGGGCCAATTTGTCCACGAAAGGCCTGCGACCTGAAGTTGGTCGGATTGTTCGTTCATCGAGACGGCGTTGTAGATCCAGTTTGATGCAGCGGGCGCAGACCCAATCGTTGTCGAATCTTCGCTCCGCTGGCTTTCCGCAGGCGCACTCTTTGGGTTTGGTCAATCCAGACTGAGCACAAATGCCAACGGATTTCGGCGGTGGCAGTGTTGCCATGCGATCAGATCGCATGCGGCTTCGAGCTGATTGGATTTGGCTGATTGATCCTGAATCCATTGGGTGACTTCGCTTGTTTGGTTGGTGGCATAGGCAATGATTCTGTCCTGCTCGGACTGAAGCCTCGGCTTGATCTGTTTCACAAACCACGCGTTGGGAGGTGGCGTCCGCATGTATCGATCCATTGCCATTTTGATGATCTGGGCTCGGTTGGCTTTGACCCGTTCTATGACATCCGGTGCAGTGTCAGGTGGCAGCTTCGGCACTGCGGAGTCTTTGGTGTGTTCGAATCGGATGAGATCGGCTATTTCCCATTCGGTCATATTTCAAGGCCTTCGACGGACTTGGGTTTGTTGGATTCCTTCTTCCCGTAATCTTCGCTGTATGCGTCCACGAAACGCGTCGTTCTGCGTTGCAGTACGAGTTCGCATGGGCCTGTGGCGCCATTGCGATTCTTCGCGACGGTCATCTGGACAAAGCTCAACTCGCGCTGCCACGAGGCTGGATACTCAACCTTGTTGCCTCCAACTTCCTCTGCGGCCACCAACTTTGGGCCATCGATCCATCCACAATCCTTCTCGTTGTCCTTGTTGGGCTTTGGGGCGTCGGCCTCGTGGTACTGAATCCACTTCATGTCATGGTACGATTTCGGATCCAGCTTGGGTGTCCACAGTAGCCCGATGACATCCGCGTTCTGCGAAATGCGGTCACTCTCGCGGATGTCGCTCATGCGGGGTTCGCGTGGCGTTCGATCCTTCTCGCTGTCGCGATTGAGCTGTGCGAGTGCGACGACAGAGATGTCCAGATCTTTGGCCGTGCGTTTGATCCAATCGGCAACCTCGGCAACCTCTTCTTCGCGACTGGCTCCGCGGCGGGTGCCCCTCATGAGTTGAATGTAATCCACAATTGCCAGGCTGATTCCTCGCTCGCGTTTGGCGCGTCGCACGCTGGCGTAGAAGTCCCGTCCGCTGAGATCCGTTCGATCGTCGACAAACAGTCGATTCTTGTAGGACGACAATTCGCCGTATCCCTTCAGTAGCTTGGGCTCGTCGCTGGCGCTGATGAATCCATTTCGGAGTTTGAGGGTATCGACACGAGCGGTCACACCAACAAATCGATTGAGCAGGCTCTGCCGTCCCATTTCAATCGACCAGAATCCAACACCGTGACCGCAACGGAGCACGTTGACGGCAAGAGTCACTCCAAGGGAAGTCTTGCCCACGCTGGGACGTGCGGCAATGACCACGAGTTCGCCGGGTTGGAGTCCGCACGTCATGTTGTTGAACATGTGCAGATTGGTGTCGAGGCCAGTAATGCTCTGGCGCCCGTTCTTTCGACGCTCAAGCACCGTGACGAATTCCTTCAGATCGTCCGTGATCGGCTTCAGCTTGTCTTCAGATCCGGTGTCATTGATCCGCAGCGCCTCTGCCTGCACTTTGGAAACGACCTCGGCAGCGTCCACGGCCGTCTTGGCTTGCGCTATCGCGTCGTGGCCAAACCGAATGACGTGACGAAGCGTTGCCTTCTCGCAGACGATCTTGACGTAGTAGTCGAGATGCGAAGCTGATGGGACTGAGTCGCCAAGATTGCTGAGGTAGACCAAACCACCAACCTGCTCCAATTCCTGATAGTCTTTCAGGTTGCTCTGCAATGTCAGAAGGTTGATTGGAATCTGCTGTTCCCACATCGATCGCAATCGAGCCCACAGCATCTTGTGCCGGAGGTCATAAAACGCGGTGTCCTCAAACTTTCCAATCTGCTCAGCAGCGGCATCGATGGCGGTCGATGGTTCCAATATGCAGCATCCAAGCACACCTTGTTCTGCTTCGATAGAATGCGGTGGGAGTTCAGGCTCAGGCGTCGGATTGTGACGATGTCGGCGCCTTTGTGGTGCCTGGTGGGTTTGCTCATCCGGCAGTTCTGATGAGGCGGGGAGCGAATCGAATGGGATGTCGTCAATCATGGTTTGGCCTCCATCTGATCCATCTGCTCAAGAACTGCTCTCATGGATTTACGAAATGTCTGACGTTTCGGGTCGAATGGCTCGTACTCGCGGATGCAAATGGTATCTATCTGGCTTGGATCCGCCTGACACGAGAGCATTATTGTCGTTGCGCACCCCTCGCCAAACTCGGCGATTAGCCAATCCAGTTCGGGACTCATTTAACCACCTCCCATGGAGCCCCGTACCCTTGTTTCCCAATCAATCTTCCATCGTCCAATAGGAGGGTGGTTTTGTACGGAAGAATTCCATCGCTTGAGCACAAGTATCCTCGGCACTCCACAACGTCGCGCACAGCGTCCAACAATACGCCTTGGGGGTCGTAGTCGCTGGTAAGAGCCCATCGGTCAGTGTCCGGAATCCGCTTCAGCAATGCCTGCCTGAACTGATCGCGCAATTCATCCACCTCGAATCGTTCTGCCCACCAGTTGGCGGCTTTGTCCTTTATGCTCATGCAAATGGTACGTTCGGGGTTTGATTGTTCTGAGGAGGGTCGATTGGATCACGCTTCGGTCCGACAAAGTGCCAGTGCTGAACCCGGATTTTGGTTTTTGATTTTTTGGCGCCCGTCTCCTTGTCTGCCCAGGTGTCCGTGATGAGGCGGCCCTCGACGAGTGCGGGCGTGCCTTTGCGATGGAATTGCGCGAAGCTCTTAGCCAGCGCACCCCACATCGTGATGCCGACGAATGCGGTCTCCTCTCTTTGCTCGCCAGAGTCCGTGGTGAATTTGTGCGTGTTCGCCAGAGTGGCATTGAGCACGGCAATGTTCGCCGCGGTGTAGGTGATTTCCGGGTCTCTCGTCAGGTTGCCCTGGAACTGGGTCGAGTTGATCATTTTGCCTCCTTCTCGATGCCCAGCATTGCGTCAGCGCTCCACCCTGTGACCGCGCAAATTTTTGCGATAGTGTCGAAGCGTGGAATCCTGCGTCCGCACTCGTAATCGCTGATCATGGATGGGGTTGTACCGCTGATCTTTGCGAGTCCGTACTGAGTGAGACCTGATGTCTCTCGCAGAGACTGAAATCGTTTGGCGATTTCCGCGAAGTCCACCTTCAATGGTCTCTTCCGGGGAATGGTCATGTTGGGGCTTTGGGGTGTATTTTCCATAAGTGTTGATCAAACGGCAGAAGGTTGCGCATGCATTGAGCGTTTAAGCTCAGCAAGCTCGTCGACTAATTTTTGGAAATTGGGAAACTCGGCCTGCTTCCTTGCGACCGATCCGACACCATTGTCCGGATTGCCCGGGTGGTTCTGAAGTGCTTCTTCCAGCTGTCGGACTCGCTGGTATGCGGGCGGTGAATTTGGAGTTCCGCTCGGCGTGCTGGTGCCGTTTCGAGCAGTGCTACGTCGAGCAACCCAAGCGGCCGTAAATCGGCGTGTGATGTCGGACTTCCAATCCCTCGGAAATGGCTTGGTATCGCCGCGGCGCCACGCAATCCAATCGAGAATCCACGCCTCTGGAATTCCTGCCGGTATGCCTCTTGTGTGATCGCCTGGCCATGTCGATGTGAACGCCAGAATCGTCTCATCGCTCGGAATTTCAATGCCAAATCCAGCAGTACTCGTTTGGGGTATGGGTGGAACTTCATCTGCTGGTGGTGCCCCCTTCCATTCCATTATATTCTCTTCTCTTCTCTTCTCTTCTCTTCCGCATATGCCCAATTCTGAAGTCGCTATTAGCGGGATTTCGTTTCCGCTATTAGCGGGATTTCCTGTCTGGCATTGGCTGATTGTGTTGGGGTTGGGTTGTCCCCAGCGCTTTTCTGCACCTCGCGAACCGCGCGCTCTTTTGTCCTGAACCTCAGCTTCTTTTGCCTTTGGATAGAACTCCACCAATAGGTCTTCGCCGACCCATTTCCAGAGCGGGCAGGTTGACGCCAACTGCTCCAGGTTGACGCGGAGTACGATCATGATCTTGTTGGCAGACCACGATTTAACCGAAGGGATCCGCCCGCCATTTTCCGTCGAGCAGCAATAGCGCATCAGCTTAAGCCAGACACCATTCTGCTCGTCCGTGGCATCGAGAAACGCTTCGTGCTCCAGTTGCGCGGTGGGGATGTTGATATAGGTCATGGGAGGATGGTTTTTGGTGAATCACCAAACGCCTGGGCGGCGTGGATAGCGGGCGGGTTTGTGGTCCTCGTGGTCTTCAGGTCCGAGATATCGAAAGGTCATGTACGGCTCGGCCGCGACCTTGATGCGCATTTTCGGAAGAAATAGACTGGCTGTGTTTCCGGGCACACGCACCACGATGATGGCGTTGGCCTCGTCGGTGCAGAGCAGTCGTCCAGATTGAATCCGAGTGACGACTACGATCTTCCTTGGGGCTGCTTGTTGCGCAGCGATGCCTATTTCGAGCGCGAGTTTGTCGGAGGCCTCTTTCGACCAAGCGACGATTCCGCCCGATTGGCGGTGCCAATCCTTTCCACGCTGGCCCCGTTTGGCTCGCAAGAACTCGACGGACACACCAATCGAGTTCGCGAGGTCAATCTCTGGAATGAGGTCACTCATGCGGCGCGCAGAAGCTCCAGCAGTTTTTCGGATTGTCTGATGATCGCTGCTTGCTCGGCGGCGGCGTAGGCGGCGGCGGCGGCGTAG